AGAAGGGAGGAAGGACTTGGCTAGTGATTGAAGTCTTGAAATTAAACTCTGACTAGTATCTTTTTCAATTTTACTCGCGTCAGCAGAAAGTTTGTTAAATATCTTTCTAGCTTTAATCTGTTCGGAAAGTGTATCAGATAGCTGTTTTTCTAAATCTGCTATTCTCTGTGCTCTTGCTTCACGAGTAGCATCAGTCTGCCTTCCATCTTCAGCTAGAGCTCGTTGTTTTTCTAGCTCAGCAGTTATCTCTTTTGTGGTTTTAAGGTCGGCCATTCTAATTCCTATTTATACACTAATAAATATATAGAAAGAAGTTATTTCTTTGGTTTGAATCTAGATGGTATGGTCGGTGGTGGTTTGGGTTGAGCGTTATCTATCTTTTCTTTTTCTTTTGATTTTAAATCCATGAATTCACGGATATAAAAGTTTTTCAAATGAACAGGCATATTGTAAACATCATTGAAAGTAAAACCAGGTGTCCCATATATAAAGTAAAATATGGATTGATGTAGGTCTGTTTTGTTAGACGGACTTAGGCCAAAAAAACTCGACTGTAAGCGGAATCGACACGCTCACAGTTTCACCTCCTATTTGTATTTCCGATGTCAAGTCTATATCGGGAGAAATTTCTTGAATATAATTTCTCAATGCTACTGAATCACGAGCCAACATATTTTGTGAAAAACTGTTGATTGTCTCCGGCTTATTATCACCGTCCACTTCAGTTATTGTGTGACGAAGTCTAGTGGATATCTCTGAATTGTATCCGTATTTTTTAGACTGTTCTAGGTCTTTTTGTATTAATCTTTCTTCTAAACCAGTAAGTAGTTTAAATTTTATTTTATTTTTACCAATGGGTGTTTCAAAATCAAAAGAATTATCTGAGTAATCCACACCCTCAACCGCATCTTTAAACGGACAACTTGTTAAGTCAAAAGTATGTTGAACTTTTTCATCACTATTATTTGGATTAAAAACTTCAGCAGTGTATTCATGACCGTAAGCCAATATACGAGCTGCTACCAAAACAGCATTTTTATCACCTAAAATTAGTTGGTCTTGGTTTACACCTTCTGTAACGATTAGACTATCTAATAATTTATCAATCACCACACCCTTTTTGATAAGATTTTCAGACATCAATATATCTTCTTCTCGTGTGGTCATATATTTTAATTCTAACTTACCTTCTGACAATGGTGATTCCTTTGGATATACCTGTCCTCGTGATGGTAAGTCGATAACTTCCGTGGGGAACTTATGTTCTGACATTATAACTCCTTGGTATTAAAACTGATGGTTACTTTGAACCAATAATTTTTGAAAAGAAACCTTTTTTCTTTTTATTACCTTTTTTGGCTTTCTTTTTACCTTTCTTTTTCTTTTTCTTTTTTATTTCTTCCATACCAGCACTGAGCTCCATAGCTGGTGCTGGAGCAACTGAAAGAAAAATAATTGATGATAGTATAACTTTAAGTATTTTCATTAGAACTCCAATATAGCGTAATCGTATCTAAGGGTTAGTGTAATTTCTACGGGATTTGAATCGGCAAAATCTAAATCACCAAAAGCAGCATCTTGAATATATGTCCCATAAAGAGTCCACTTTTCAATTATATCACCTACAGGACCTAATAGGTTAAAAGTAATATTCTTTTTATAGAAATCCGAATATCCATCTCTACCAGTAGCACTTTCGTGATGTAATCTTACCCACTCAATCACACTTGTGGACGCAGAAGGGACTATTGGGTCGTAAAGTGTAATCTGTAAAGTCTGCCATCTACCTTTACCCTTAACATATCGTGTAACGTTCATATGTTCCAAAACTACTTCATCAAATGTAATCTGTGGTCTTTGCATTGTTTTTATCGTGAATGCTGGAATACCATCGATTTCCATAATAAACCTATTTTTTAACTTAGGTTCATATGGTGTGTAAAATAGTTTATTCGGTTCTAATAATTCTGCCATGTTTTATCTCCAATAATAAATATCAATTTATTAAAAATTACTCAGGAAAAGCAGCTCCTGTTGGTTGAACTACGAAGTCTAACACAATAAATTCAGCAGTCCTTGTTGGTTGAATAAATATTTGTCCTATCAATTGATTTCTATCAATTGTTTCTGGTGTGTTATTAGTGTCATCCATAACAACCCTAAAAGCACTCAATCCACTATTAGCTTGAACTTGTTCCATGTAAGGATTGACAACATTAAGAAATTGATTTCTCAAATCTGTTGTGTTTTGTTCAAATACTAAATTTCTAGATGAATTAGCAACAAACTTTTTAAGATTTATTAATAATCTTCTAACGTTAACACGGTCAAGAGCAGATGCCTTTTTCTGTGTTGTCTTCTGTCCAAACACTGTCACACCTTGACCAGGAAAAGTAGCAATAGGATTAACATTTGATTCATATAAATCATCTCTATTCCCTTGTGTTAACTTTCTATATGCTTGAATAGCAGAGTCAATCCCACCACGATTCAAACCAGCAGGTGCAAACCATGGTTGTCCAATAGTATCATTAAAATGATACACACCAGCAAGAACTGTTGAAGGTGGGACAAACCTGTTAGTTCCCAAGGTAGTATCTTGAATTTGAACCCATGGATAGTAAGCAGCACAGTAACTTGAATTTCTGGCCTCTACAGTTGTTTTGGCGGTTGCCACAGTATCCGTTCTCCAAGTTGGGTCATAGACTAGAAAAACATCACCCCTATTTTCACACATTTCAACAGCATTATTAATTATTGATTTATGATTTGGCTGTGTGTCAATCAGACCTGGTAGAAATAAGAGGTTGATATCGAATTCATCTTTATTTTTCAATAAGTTTATAGCAGTCGCATATCCCCCACCAACTGCTGAAGTCGTAACAGCTGCTGAACTTTCCGACATATCGACGCCTTGTGAGTTATCATCTAAATCTTCACTTTCTTCAAGATAAAAATTAAAAGGATGTTTACTCTCTGCAGCACCGAATAATCCTCCATCGAAACTACCACCGCGACTACCACTACCAAGAGATGGTATGAATGAACCTGAGTGTTCATAAGCGTTTGCATCAACAACCCCATCCTCTTTTAAATAGTTTGGAGTTTTTTTGTGAAGTGTCTTTACTCTAATATTTTTGGATAGATTTGGGTAATCACCAGTTGGTTGAATAAATGCCTGACCATCCTCAACTACAATTGTATTTGTTTGGTTACCTATTCTTTTCAATATGTAATTTGATGATTCTGGATCTAAGGATAGATTTTCAAAAGTTTCAATAACTTTTTTATTTGATTCTTCATCATTACCTTGTCTTAGAACTAGCGTAAAAGTTCCTTTTGCTAAGTTTCTTTGTGAAACTTCAAATCTGAAATTATCAGAACGACCACCATGACTACCTGAATTAAAGTGTGTGTTCGTGTTGGAATTAGCTCTTGGTGCTAGTCTTCCGTTTTCATCTAATGATGAAGTGTTGTTAAAAATAGTTCCATTACCTATCACCTCAATGGTGACAACGTCAACACTACCACTTCCTTGTAATGTTGCAGTAGCTTTGGAACTGATTATATCAGGATCTCCAACTCTAACAACGGTGGCAGGACCACCTTGTCTCAGATATTCCTTTGCTGTATGAGATGTTAGATATTGAAAACTATCACTACCACTTTCAATTACCTCACCGAAGATTTGAACATATTCACTATAAGAACTCACTACGGTTGGTTGAAGGATAGGACCTTTAACTGTTGGACCTACAATAGCTGCTCCTATCGGACCAGCTGTTGCGGGTAAAAATGATTGGTCTATTTCATTTGTAAATACACCTGGTGATACGATTTTTTCAGCCATTTAAATTCTCCGAAAATAGGTAATATTAAATACAATTATTCATATATAAATATTACAGATTTTTTGAAAGACTGAAAAACTTATTTTATTTTTTCTCTTCTTCGGTTGGTGCAGTGACTGCTACTGATGGTGTGAAGACGCCTGTCTCAGGATTCAATGAACCAGGTCCATACTTTTCAGTTATTTCATTAAGAATTTTTTGTTCTTCTTTTCTAAGATTATCTAACTCTTCGTGTAATGCAAATTCCTGCTCTTCAACTTGCTCAGATTGTTTTTCTAAATTTATTTTTGTGATTGCTAATTGTCCAAATCTCGCAGTAATATCATTATTCTTAACTGAAAGTTCGGAAATAGTTTTTAACTCATCGCTTGTAAATTTAATTTCTGACATTATAAAACCTCAATTTATTGTTAGTAACACTATATACATATATAATTATAATAATTTTTCAGAAAAAGATACTTTTTTTGGTATATACCCTCTCGATGTTTCTGATGTTTTACCAAAAACATTATCTGTAAACTCTGGTATCACATACCCTTTTATCTGAAAAGTAAATTCATTTCTTACTATTCTTTCACCTTGTGATTCCATTTGAGTCTCATTAGATATGTCACCCGACAATGATGATAAAAAACGATAACTAGTTTGGTCACCAAAGTAGGTTTCCAAATGTTCTAACCATAAATTGTTCAGAACATTCATTTGTTCTATGTAGGATGTCATCATCACACATGTATATGAACAGACAACAAAGTCTGGCATACCAGTCTTTATAAATTCTTGAACAGGTTTTTGACCAGTTAATACCGCAAACCTATCATATCTATTATTTTTACTCCATCCGCTGCTTGACCTAACAACAGATATGAACTTACCTCTTACATCATTATCAAAAGACAATGGCATTGAATCATCAAAAGCAATAGATGTTCTTTTCAAAACCATTAGTGGTAGAATGATTGAACCGTTTTTATCTCGTAGAGTATTTCTTGACTTTATTGATTTCCATCTTTCTTCGTTGCCATATAAAACAGGAACTGATATTGTCTCATTAGATTCTTGTATTTTTGGTTTCATTACATTTTTAACATGTTTTATAACAGCAGTGTCTATTTCTTGAACACCAATCGATAAACCTTTACCAGCATTTTGACCACCGGGCTTTTTTATAACAACCTTCGGATTACCTTTTTCACTACGGATACTAGTCCTC